CCGCCTCCGCGTAGGAAACTACAATCTCATTACTATTAGATGACTGTGCTACTCAGATGATGCTCTCTCATGTTCACCGTGCATACGGTGAATTATGACCAATTAATCTAGATGATACTTAATACAAATAGTTAAAGAAACAATCAGTTGTTGAGCGCAAGCGAAAACAACAGACTTACGTAGTAAGTCTTTAAGACTTAAAGATTAGTATCTGGCCAGTCGCGGAAAAGTGCATGTTGTATGTTGCCCGAGACAAATTGATTGAAACTCTTGTGCTTGACTTCGAGTTCACCTTCGAGCGGTGCTACTCGTTTGAATGCTGAATCCATCTGAGCCATGCCTGTGAACTCCATAATAATCATAAATTCTGGCATGTCTGCTATTGAACGGAATCCCATCTTGCATCGGGTAATTCTATAACTTTCCATTTTGCCTTCTGTGATTAAGTGATCAAAGAAACTTTTCATTCCGTTGACCCAGTCAAGGTCTGATATGTCACCTTCTTTGTCTGCCCAAATTGTATATAAATCCATAGTTACTCCAGTGGTCCTAGTATTTCAAAGCCTGCCATGCTTTGTTTGTACAGATGTGCTTGCTCAAGGTACAGGTATTTGTATCCTCGTGCTTTGTAAATTGCACACTCTGTTTTCATTGTTTCGATTCCCAAACGCAGTCGAGGGTTGTGATAGTTCCAGGCAAATTGATCACACAGTGCATTTTTGTCATCGTATCGTTTGATTAAAGAGAACGCTACTAGTTTGTCATGATCATAGTAGCCAATAACGTCAGTGGTTGAGTCAGTATAACGACTGTCAAATATGGGCATCACACTTCCAAAGTGTTTGTAGATACAGTAGTCTCTATAGATTTTGTTCAAAATTGGTATGTCTGGGTCACGCAGGTATTCCCACCTGACGCTTTGTTCATAGTCAGTCTTGTCTAGATCAATTCTGGCAAATTGATAAGTCATCTGGGGTCCTGTCTGTGCTGGAACAGGTCTTGCAAGTACTCTTCGGGCCAGCCATGATAAAAACCCTTGGTGGCCATGTGCTGGGCTTTGGTATTGAGATCACTCAAGTCTTGTATCAGTGCAAGAGCATAGGTACCTTGGTTCATGCAGACACCGTTGACAATTTCTGGATCACTAGGATGATCTTCCATGGCAATCAAGTCTCGAGGTATAAGTGTTTCTTTGTTGGCCAGTTCAATGCTGTTGGCAAACAGTTCGCGTGGCCACTCCGCAGGATCGTAAGCATAAATCACAACTTCAAACGTGCCCATGCCGTACCGGGCACGATTCTTTAGATCATAAAGTGGATCCGTGCCCAGGAACACACCATAGGTGCGTCGGAGTCTTGCGGCACGTGCAAAAGGACACGGTGGCCAACCACCCAGGGCCGGATGTGGAACTTCCACAAAGTTCTCGATCCAGGATTCTATATCTTGTGTGACTTGTTGTATTTCCATTAGAAGAAAGGTAGTTTAGATTTTTGTGTGGTTTCAAGGTTGGCTTTGATCAGTTCAGCAATCATGTTACGCTCATTGAAACTCATGTTGAGCACATCTTCATATGTGCCACCACCACGTAGATGCCAACTCATTTTTAAACACTGAGCCTTCAAATCGTTCGCCTCCTTTTCCATGCGATCAACAGTAGCGGAAATTTCCTCAGCTGCCTGGTTTAGGAGGCTTGATCGAAAAAACTTGTTTGGTCCAGGGTCACTGTTTGTTTGTATTCGTGTTCACAAGCGGCACACTTGATTTGTGCAGGCTTGAACTCGCTGGTGTTGCGTTTTTCAATAATCAAATCGCGAATTTTGACAAACAAATTTCTATCACTGTTACGCAAAAATTCTTCAATGTGTTCAGGATCTGTTACCAGCACCTGTGGTGTTCTGATGCTGGCAATGTTCCACTTTAATGCACTCACAGTCAATTTGGTAATGTTTTGCAGGGCTTGATTTAACATTTCTAATTTTTGTTCATCAGGCAAATCACTACCGGGCACTGCTTGCAACACACGTTGTTCTTCAAACTGTTTTAGGTCCACATCATTTTGATCACGATAGGTCATGGGTTGGAAAGCAATTTCTAAGTCGCCTTCTCGGAGCGGAGTCACATAGTCGGGCATTTGCAATCCCTCTAGCACTATTCGCAGATCGATTGTGTATTCATCTGTGTTCTTGCATTCAGGGCAGGTGCTGTTGATTTCCATATCATGCCCGTAACTGGCAATTCTAATGGCTACCAATATAGAATTAATATCGGTTCCGGGTGCAGACCATGCATCCTTGATATCAGGAATACAACTTTGAATCACATTGATCACTGCTGAACCGTTGAATAGTGCATCTGGTGTGCGGTATGTGATTTCGTCAATTGCAGTCATGGGCAATACTGGCAATTCTTTGTTTGGGGGCATGTTTATCGAGCCAGCCGGCCAGAAGTTGCCTTCTGAAGGCAGTCGCAGGTAAACTGAAGGTTGTCTAAAATATTGTTTTAGCGGGTTCGCATTTTGGGACATAAATCACCTATAAATATAGTTCTACTTATGGGTGCTAAACATGGCTGACGCAAATACTGAATTAGACGAATTATCTCGATTGCTTCGGCAAGCCAACGAGCAGATACGCGACTACGGCAAAGTAACCAAAGAAACGCAAGATGCCATAGTTGATGCCCAAATGAAGGCCAAATATGGCGTTGAAAACTTTACCAAAGCCACTAACACAGCAGGTGCGGCGTTGGGTGCCCTGGCAGGTGCTGGTATTGAAAGTACCAAGGCCATGTACGAAGGCAAAAAAGGTGCTGCCGCTTTCAATTCCAGCCTCGATGAATTGTCCAAAGCAGCCGCACTAGCAGGCACAGCACTTACATTACTAATCCCTGGTGGCATTGTTATCAAAGGTGTTGTAGCTGGATTGACCATGGCGGCTACAGCGGCCATTGCCTACACCAAAGCAGCCAACGACATGGCCGACAAGTTGTATCAAGGCTACAGCAAACTGCAAGAGTCAGGTGCGGCAGCCAGCGATGGCATGACTGGTGTGTTTAACGATGCTAAGAAACTGGGTCTCAGTATGAACCAGTTAGACAGTTATGTGTCACTGGTAGCAGCCAACAGCCAGGAACTTGCGTTGATGTCAGGATCGGTAGCACAAGGACGTAAAGAATTTGCCAAAGTAGGAGAAGCATTAGAATCAAGTAGAGTTGGTTTCTTCAAGATGGGTATTACCCAGGAAGCACAAAACGAAAGTACTCTGCGTTATATCAAGAATCAAACACTAGCAGGCCGTGCTCAAAACATGACCAGCAAAGAACTGGCAGATGGTGCAAGAGCGTACATTTATGAGCAAGATAAACTGACCAAACTCACTGGTATGAGCGCACAAAAGCAACAGGCTCTATTAGATCGTGCTAGAGAAAATGAACAGTTCAATGCAAAACTTCGCATGCTTGAACTCAAAGGTGACAAAGAAAGTTTGGCAGCTGCTGAAAGATTAAAGCAAGGTTTGCAAGTGGCAGCCATGGCTGGCGACGAGTCAGCCGAAGCGTTTATGGCCAGCGTCAACGGTAACTTGCGAAATCAAGCCGCACAAAAAGCCAACATCAGTACCTTTGGTGAAATGGGTAGATATGCAAGAGATCTAGAAGCAGGAACTACTACGGCTACTAAAGGTTTTGAAAAAGTTGCTAGTGCAGGTGCTGATTACGAAAAAACAATTGGTGTTCAACGCAGTGCTCTAGACGCCGGTACAGACAGTCAGTTTAAAACTAGTACCATGCAAAAGTTGGCTCTGATCAATCAAATGGGACTAGATGAAGCACAAAAGAAAATAGCCGCTGATCAACTGAAGCAACAACAAGGTCAAGGTGATGCTATCACTAACGAATACGGTAGCCTGATCAAAAAACAACAGGATGTTAACAAGAAACTAGAACAAGATGTTTTCAAAGGCATACCCAATGCTTTGGCCAACATGCAGAAACTAACTGGAGTAACAGACAAGTTGGCAGATAGTTTTACCCTTTTAACCAAAGGCATTAACAAACTGTTAAGTTTAGTTGGCTTGGGTGCAAAAGAAGACAAGGTAGAACAAAAACAAACTGAAATAGCAAATGTTGGAAAAGAATTAAAAACAGCACTAGCAAACCAACAACTGGCCAAAACACCCGAACAAAAAGCCGCTGCCGATCGAGAAGTAAAATATTATCAAGAAAAACTCAAATTACTCGAGCAAGAAAAAGACACATTATCCGAAGAAGAAAAAAACAAAGCCTACGAAAAAGAAGTATTAAAACGTGCCGATGATGAAGTAAAAATTAAAAAAGCCGCATTTGATAAAGCATTTGCTACTGCCTCGTTGAAACAAAAACTAGGCATTGGCATGGACGAGGATCAGAAAAAAGCCAAACAAGAATACATGAAAGCAGTTGGCGAAGAGCGTGAACTCACACAATCCAGCGGCTCGGGTAGCAAACGACAGGCACAAGTAGAAGCACTCAAAGGTTCAGGATGGAAACCAACTAAGGCACAAGATGCAACAGCGCCACAAGGTACAACCAGAGAGACTCTAGAACAACAAGGACTCAAACTCAAAACCGGCGATGTCCAAGCAGAAGGTAAAGAACTTAGTCCCAAGATTATTGACTTGGCCAAAAATATACAGGAAAATATACAAGGGTTTGGATATTTTAGTTCGTTCAATGATAACTATCATCAAGAAAATGCATCTCAAAGCAAACACACCAAAGGACTGGCTGCTGACTTTGCACTAGATAAAAAACCTACTCCTGAACAAGGAAAAGAACTTGTTACTTGGTTGAACAAACAAGGTGCTAGTTTAGCCATCGACGAATATAATAATCCTAGTTCAAAAGCCACAGCAGGTCACATTCACGTAGAAATCCCTACATTTGCTGAAGGTGGTGAGTTAGCCGCAGGCAAATTGGGCATTGCTGGCGAAGCAGGCCCTGAGTTTGTACAAGGACCCGCAACAATTACTTCGAGTAACGATATAATGAGCGCCTTCAATAATATGGCCATGATGATAGGTCAACAAACAGGTGCGATTGATGAATTGGTCACAATTGCCAAGAACGGCAATGACATACAAACTAATATCCTGCGTGTGCAACAGTAATCCCGGTAAATAAACTACTATGGCAGATAAACAACAAGGTTCGTGGCGCAAGTACTTCAAGGTAGCAGACAACTCTGGGGTACAAAGTCCTATTTCGGGATCAAATCAATTTGGGTTACCAAACTATCCCAAGAACGACGGCAGTAGTGCTTCGGCACAAGCGGACTTTGTGTTTCGTAACTATGCCAGCAGATTACCAGAAGTTTACTCAGGCCACCCTAATCGTGTGGAACGTTATAACCAATATGAAAACATGGACATGGACTCGGAAGTCAATGCCTGTTTGGACATTATTGCTGAGTTTTCTACACAACTGAGTGAAACAAACGGCACACCGTTTGATGTAAAATACAACGACAAGCCTACTGATCACGAAATTGAAATTATCAAGAAGCAGATGCAACAGTGGGTCAAACTAAACAAACTGGACCAGCGCATCTTCAAACTGTTCCGCAACACCATCAAGTACGGTGATCAAGTGTTTGTGCGTGATCCAGAAACATTTGAAATGTACTGGGTTGACATGAGCAAGGTCATGCGTATCATTGTGAACGAA